ACGCCACCTATTACCCGGTATTCGTGACGGCTGCTGGGTCTAATGTCACGCCATTTATTAGAACAACGGCTACGGCGTATTCGTTTAACGCCAGCACAGGCAACTTGACCGTCCCCGGCACAGTAGCTGCCAATTCCGATGAAAGCCTTAAAACCGATTGGCTAGGCTTGGCTGACAACTTTATTGAATTACTCGCGGCTGTTAAGGTTGGCACATATACTCGCACAGACACCGGAGCAAGGCAGGTCGGCGTAGGGGCGCAATCTATGCAAAAAGTGCTGCAAGAGGCGGTCATAACTGATGAAAACGGCAGGCTATCGGTGGCATATGGCAATGCCGCGTTGACGGCTTGCGTTTATTTGGCCCAGCGTGTCCTTGCGCTGGAAGAAAAATTGAAAGACAAGACATGACACATTTGCCAATATGGTATTTGCAAACAATCAACCCGGAAGACTGCGACAAAGCGATTGAAGAATTAGGTAAATTTGAAAGCAAAGATGCAACGATGGGCGTTGATGGCGAGGCTAAATCGCATCAGCACCGCAATACATCGGTTGTGTTTGCGCCATATGACTATTGGCTTGCCGACAAAATGACCGCTGTAGCGCACGAAGCTAATGCGGCATGTGGTTGGGATTACCTAGTTGAAGGACGCGAAGCAATCCAGTTTGCTCGATATGGGGAAGGTCAGCACTACCATTGGCATGTTGATACGTTCACGCTGGCAGGCAGGCCGACAGACCGCAAAATCACTTGCGTGGCGTTGCTAAACGATGTGAGCGAATGGGAAGGCGGGGAATTGCAATTGCGCTTGTATCAAGAATACAAAGCACCGTTGGAAAAAGGCACGGTGATTGCATTCCCGTCTATTTTGGAACACAGGGTAACGCCTGTATTGAAAGGATTTCGCTACACGGCGACAATCTGGTTTAACGGCCCGAGGTTCAGATAATGGCAAGCATTAGCGAAACAGAAGCAAGGTTGAATTCTCACGAAGCCGTATGCGCGGTGCGTTATGACGCGATCCATGCAAGGCTTAAACGTCTTGAGGGCATCATCATAAAAACCGGCGCGGTGTTAATCGTGTCAATGGCTGGCGTTATTTGGGCGTCATTTGCCAAAATGTGATTATGGCTTGGTCGGACGTACTCAAAGCAATCATCCCCATTGTGGTGGCCGCATTGGCTTGGCTGCTGGGGCAGGTTGCATCGTTTTCTGAGCGTTTGACAAAGATCGAGGGGCAAATGCCTGCCTTGATCACCAAAGAGGGCATTCCGACTGACAGCCCGGTCAGCGCGGAACGCAGGGCACAACAGCGCGAGCAATTAATGCTGCATATCCACGAATTGCAGGTTAAGGTTAGATTGCTGGAAGAACGCGAAAAGCTGGGCAAAAAGTAGCGCATTATGATTGACCCAATCACCGCTTTAGCCGCTGTTTCATCGGCGGTGAATTTAGTAAAAAAGGCGGTTAAGACTGTCCAAGATGTGCAGTCGCTGGGGCCGGTGCTAGGCAAATATTTTGACGCTAAAGCCCAAGCAATTGAGGTAGTCGAAAAAGCCAAAACGGGCACGTTTAAAGGTTCGGCGCTAGGCAAGGCGCTGGAATTGGAATTAGCGTTAGAGCAGGCCAAGGAGTTTGAAGAACAGGTAAAAATGCTGTTTTGGCAGGCCAACAAAATGGACGTTTGGCTGCGAATTACAGCCCGCGCCAAGCAGATGGAAGCTGACGCGGCAAAAGCGGAACGCAGGCGCAAAGAAGCGCAAAAACGCCGACAAGCGGAGATTGACGAAATAATCCTAATATCGGTTGCTGTGTTAGCAACTTTGACTGTGTTGGGCGTGACGTTCTATTTCGTAATGGAAGCAATGCAAAGGCAGTATTAACATGTTCCCACTAGCAGCACTATTGGATGTCGGCGGCAAGCTGATTGACAAACTGATTCCCGACCCGGAAGCCAAAGCCAAAGCGCAAATGGACTTGGCAAAAATGGCTCAAGATGGTGAGTTGGCAAAGATGGCTAACGACACCAAACTATATGAGGTCGAGCAGGAAAACATCACCGAACGCTGGCGGTCAGACATGGGCAGCGATTCTTGGCTGTCAAAAAATATTCGCCCGCTGGCCCTTATTGCTATTTTTGTGGCGTATTTTTTGTTTACCGCAATGTCAGCCTTTGGCTACAACGCGCAAGAGTCTTACGTTCAACTGCTAGGCCAATGGGGGCAAATTATTTTCCTTGCCTATTTTGGCGGCAGGACGGTTGAAAAACTGGCCGACATGAAATACACCAAAGCGGATAAAACCAAATGAAGCACAATTGGGACGAGGCTATTAAGCACATCCTGCATTGGGAGGGTGGCTACGTCAATCATCCGGCTGACCCCGGCGGCATGACCAACTTGGGGGTGACCAAACGTGTATGGGAAGATTGGACGGGCAAACCTGCAACTGAGTCTGATATGCGTGGGCTTACCATTAATCTTGTTGCTCCGCTTTACAAGAAACGCTATTGGGATGCTGTTCGCGGTGATGACCTGCCTGCTGGTGTTGACTTGTGCGTGTTTGACTGTGCCGTTAACGCGGGCGTTGGTCGGGCTGCTAAATTTCTACAACAAGTTGTTGGAGTGACGGCAGACGGTGCAATCGGCCCTAAGACGCTGGAAGCCGTTACCGCAATCCCGGCTGACCTTATCGTGCAGCAGTTTTGTGCTTTGCGTGAGGCGCACTATAAAAGCCTCCCAACCTTTGCCACGTTCGGCAAAGGCTGGATGAGGCGATTGGCAGGCATCAAAGATGAGAGCCTCGATTTGCTCGCGTAACCCGAAATTCAAATAGCTTTTCGTGTTGCGGGTAGACCAAGGCAAACAGCCTGCCTAAATACGGGCTGTGGTTGTTGTTAATTTTCCATTCCCCGCCACGTTCAGCCAAGGCCGAATGATGGCGCAGCACATGGACAATTGTTCGGGCTGAATAGTGCTTAAAGCCTGCATTGATGACCTTGCTGGCCTCAGACACAAACCCGACCCAAATATGCTGATTGTCATATAGCCAATCAATAAATTCGGGCGGGAATTGATCCCGGTGCGTATGGGCAACATGCATGACGTTCATTACGCCACCCGCAGCACTTCAATACAGTTATCGTCACGATTTATTGAGCTAGTATGGCTTTTTGGGCCTAGCTTTTTGCTCAAAGCCGAGGACAGGCTTTTTTGCAAATCAATTAAATCGTATTTATCGCACGGCACTTTGACCACCTGCCCGATTTGAATATCGGCTAAATATTTATTCAAATACTCCGATTTTTCGCCATACGGGTATTTAAATTTGCGTTTTTTGCGGTCAAGATTTAAATCGCCAAACCAAGTGCCGTTTGGGGTACAGATGCGATATTTGCACCCCGTTGCATCCAGCAAGCGCATAGCCTTTTCTAAGGCTGCAAATTCAACTTTTTCCATGTCTTATCCTTTCGTGTAAGGGGTGGGCCTACTCAAAGAGGCTATCGGGTTGCAAGCAATCACCAAGCCGTCAGCTTTCGGCCCAAAAATCAAAAACAGTTAGTTGTGCAATTACCGTAATAGCAGCATGTGGTGCATGTCACGCTGCGCCCGTTAGACCAAATGGTGTGCGTGGAGCATTGCGCCCATGCACCCGTGGTAATAAGGGCAATACCAAGACCGGCAAAGATTCGTTTAAGCATGATTTTTCCTTTCAAAATGGTAGATCGTCTAAATTGTCCAAGTCATCATCAGCGGGAAGCCCCTCATATGTGGGCTTTTTTTGTTGTTGGTGTTTGGGCACATACGGGAAAGCCCGGAAGTACCCATTAAATTTATCGCCTACTGGCAGGCTGTCAATTTTTACCGAGATGTTTTTTCTTTCCTCATCAATCCAAATTGAGCCGTGCGTTGTCCAAAAGGTTTTTTTCTCACCGTTGGATAGCGTGTATTCACGGGCAGGGTATTTAATTTCAAATTGCTGTCTCATGTGAACATTTCCTTTAGTTGATTGACCTTGGCATCCAGTTCACCAAGGAATTTGACAATCTCAGCCTCCATCTTTTGAATGAACGCTGGATCACGGGGGACGCGCTTAATAAACAGTTGCGCTTTGGCTGGCATACGCGGGTCGAACACAACGTAGTCACACCAAGCCCGCCCGGTACAAGCCATCTGCATTTGCATTTGGGCGTTGTATTTGCCGGGTACAGTCTGGGTCAGCAACGCATCAATCATCCCGGCGGTGTTGGGGCATTTGATCTCTACAAGACCGTCAGCACCTACAAGCCCGTCCGGTGATGCGCCAGCATTGGCAATAGTTGGGTGCGGCACAAACCCGCATTCGTCTACCATCTGCCCGGTTGCAATTTCGTAAGCCGCACGGGCAAACGGTTCTTGCTCAGTACCCCATTGCATTGACGCATTGGTGTAGCTTTCCTGCTGCTGGCCGGTCAGCCGTTCCACCACTAGCTGCGCCATAAGGTTGTCGCGGCTGGCTGAATAGCCGGTTTTGGTGGTTGCCATCAGGTCAGCAACGCGGCTAGCTGTGACCTTGCCAAGCCGTGCGGCAAACCATTCGTCTGTGCGTTGTTCATTCATTTGTCAGCCCCTTTTTTTGTTTATCTTTGGCTGCTATCACTTTTGCTTGCCATATCGGATCGCCATTGCAGGCAGCATAAGCGGCGTTGTAAACCGTTTTTAACGATGCCATGTCTGCACATGATTCAATAGCTGCTAAGTGGTCGGCCATTACCGTTGCGCTAACGGTGCTGGTTGATTTCACCGCAGCGTTGCCATCGTCATCCTCGGGCGCAATCCCGCAAGCGGTCATCAGGCTGTAGCGGCGGGCATAGGTCAATGCCGAGCCATAGCCTTGTGCGTCTTGCTTGCTAGCTGGCACATGAAGTTCACCGCTGTAGATGGTTTCGCCAGATTCGTGCAAAAACATCGTCTGGATGATGACCCCATCGTTGCAGGCGCTGGTCTGTTGCATAAGCGCAATGCCGTGTTTGTTCAATGCGTCAATGACTGCCTCAAC